GCGCTCCGCGAGATCCGCCGCTACCAGAAGTCGACCGAGTTGCTGATCCGCAAGCTGCCCTTCCAGCGCCTGGTCCGAGAGATCACCCAGGACTTCAAGACCGACCTGCGCTTCCAGTCGTCGGCTGTCGTTGCCCTACAGGAGGCCTCCGAGGCATACCTGGTCGGCCTCTTCGAGGACACCAACCTGTGCGCGATCCACGCCAAGCGTGTGACCATTATGCCCAAGGACATCCAGCTCGCTCGCCGCATCCGTGGCGAGCGCACCTGAACGTGCCCATGGTCCACATTGCCATTGTCTGTCCACTACGCAGTCTACCTGGTTAGGTGTGTACTTACTCATAAGTTTGTGTACATAAAGGGTTCCTTTTGCGTTGGCAATTTCACCCAAGCGTAATTAGACTCGTTAACATCGGTCCATGCATCACCAACTGTTAATCCGATAGGACGAAATTTGATCATATTCTTTCTGAGCGCTGCTTTGAAATTGTTTAGTTCGGGATAGTTACTATTTGCATGAAATTCATGCAATTGCATTTTTTGATGCTTAAAGTTAGCAAGAACAATGTGCTTGGTCGAAGCTGTATCTGGTCTAGCTGTTATCAAACAAATATACATTCCGCAAGCAACTGCATATTTCAATACGTCACATATCTGTTGTATCGGCTGGTAAAGTGGCAGCGCTTTCCTATTGCCAAAAGCAAAATCACGAGCTCCACTATGTGTATAACCCACTACCTTTCTTGGATAAAACAATGTATCGTCAAAATCAAAAACAATCATTGTTCCTTTGGGTAACTTACTTATATGTTCAATGCAACTTGTTCTTGCTTTCTCTAACTGGCCAATAATCGAGCTAGCGGGCTCTTCCTTACCAACGATAAGAAACAAACCAGCAAAAAAAATTGTGAGAGGAAGTGCTATGCTCATATTCTAAAGTATAAATAAGAGATTTATTCTCACTAATTATTTTTGCATTTTTTTACGCCCGCGCTGAACTGACTCGCGCCCCCGCTTAAGTGACTCGCGCTTCTTGACCTTAATCATGATCTCCTGTGCTTCACTTAGCTCTTGCCATACTTCTTTCATCAGTCGATCAGCATTATCATGCTTTGATCTCAGGAAATTCACACTCTTTTCAATCAACTGATCGTAAGCAGCACGTTCAACATTCTTATTATTGATCCACTTCTCACGTGAAAACGGATACTGCATGGCAAATTCATTCAATTTTATGCCATCTTCACGAGTAAATATTGCTTTTGGGTGCCAAAAATTTGGTAATCTGCAAGATTTATCATATTTTTCGGCTTGCGTTTTACCAGCGTGTGACTTCAAAAGGCAAGCAAGAAAACGTAAATTTGAGCGAAGGTATGACCACTTTGGGTCGTTTAAGTTTTCGTCTCCTACACCCTGCAGACCATGTTGCATCTCCATCCAGTCGTTGCTTGTATCCTGCTCACAGATATTCAGCAATTTCAGGCAGCTCGTAACTGTGATTTCTTTCCGTTCGAGTTTGTCAAAAAGCGATCGCAAATTCCTGTAATCTTCATTATTCTGGAAAAGCTTCTCACCAAGAGATTTTATCAAAATGAAGGCACCACAGCTTGAACCGTCACCAGATAACTTTCGAGCTTCTGTATGATATTGTGCTCTCACCTGTCTCGTAATCATTTTTATCCTGCAACTGGAACAGGCACTTTCCCCCTTTGGAAGAAATTTGCAACTATAATCGTTTGGTTTGTCTCCGATTTTTTCACCAGTCCTTTCGCAATACCTTTTCTTGTTTACTGGATACAGGTCCTCAAACTTCTCTACCACTTGATCCGGTGTCCACCGCATGACGGAACCATCTGTTGTCTTGTACTCAATGCCAAAATGTTGGATGAATGCCTTAACGCGAAGAGGAATAGAATTTCTCTTACTGCAGTAGGAAATATCAGCAGTAGGAAATATGATCCGGCCTGCCTCATTGAGTTCACTGTGAGGTTGACTTTCATTCTGCTCTGCTAGCAACGGTGAAGCAATTTCATGTAGTGTACCTGGGCTCATGTCTTTCAGCAACAAGCTTGTGGGGCTCGTCTCAGATTCGGAATCAGACAATGAAGTCGACTTTGATGCAGTACTCCTAGTACGCCTGCGTGGCGTGGCTGGCGCCGCCGCGGCGGTATGGACTTGTTCGGCGCCGTGGCTGTCAATGTCACGAACGAAGGAGCACACACAACTAGGAGGACCCTTTGAATCATAATCGGCAGCCACTACTCTGTCTTCGAAGTGATCCAGTATGCGCTTCCATCTATCCATCTGTGACAAACGGTAGCCAGACGTTCTTGATACTGGTTCGTTTCCGGTCCACACGTGGACCGGAAACTTTTTCGCGCGCGATTGCTGTCGTGTGTGCGCGTCCTTGTCATGACAACTGAGCAAACATGGTGCTTCTCGACCGACCTTGGGTCCGATTCAAACGCAGACGGTCTGCGTCTGCAACGGATGCGTGTTTCACCAGAGTTCACCAAGGAGTATCTTGAAAAACTGTTGCAAGAGTACAGTGCATCCGACGTCGATATCTTGCTTGGCCCTGGAATCAAATATGATCGGGAGAATGCGTGGAGACGCGCGTTTGAGAAAGGCGCGACAAACCTTGATCGTTCCATAACTTACCGAAAACTGTTTGACACCCGGATCAACGCTATCAACCATGGAAAGTGGGGAGCGCTGATAAAGCACCATAATTCATGCAGTGTACGGGGTTGCCGTGCCATACACACGATCAAGCATCTCGACATTCAAATCGAAAAATGTCACTATGGACAAGTTGTGATCGACTACTGGCTCAAAGAGTGCACAAAATCATATGCAACCCTGTGTGGAATTAATCGTGATCGATCATTTCTCCACATTATAACAGACCAAACAAAACCTGACTTCGATAAGGCAAGCCAAGATCAAAAAGAAAAAGAGTGCAATGTCAATTACAGAGACGCAACATTGATTCACGAGCACTGCTTAATAAGATTGCAGCAATCTCGTGAACGTTTCCCATATGACAATGGTTCATCGTACTTGTTGACCTGAAGGTCGTTTCGAAACAACCAATGAATTCTTTATTTGCTAAAGTATTAAAGTGGTGCCGGCTCTGGGGCAAGGCCTGGGGCCGGCTCTGGGGCAAGGCCTGGGGGCGGGCCTGGGGCAGGAGGTGGGACCGGAGGTGGGGCCGGAGGTGGGGCCGGAGGTGGGTCAGGTCTGGGACAATGTCCTAAACTTTTTTTTACTCTAATTGGTGTGTCACCATTCGGACAGCAAGCCATCCTGATGGGGTGCTTAAATGCGAGATAAATTATACCTCCTGTCACAAGACACATAATTCCAGCAACCAGTAACGGTACAGCGGTCGTAGTTTTTCCATGTTGTAGCGCATAGATATTGTACAAAACGCTGATAATACCCAGGAGTAAGGAAAAGATGGGTGACGTTGGTTCAATGGGCAACTCGGGTGGATCTGATGCCAGCCACTCACCAATTAGGATATAGGCCAGTGCTATCATCTGTCCAACTAGAAGAATGACTGGAAGCAACGTGACGAACCAATCAAAATAAAATGCTGATGCGCCCATTCTTTTCTTTCTATCGCCTTGTCTATTCCATTCTGCCATAGCCCTGCTTGGGGCAGTTCTGATGGCTTTCAAGGCGGTGCCTCCTACTCGTGCTGCCTTCAACATTTCTAATAATATATAAATATATAAAAAAAAGTAAAAAATGAGAATTGGTTTTATTTGCATCATTGCGTGTGTGGTTTGCGTTATTGTTTTCTCAGTTGCTTATCCTTTAAATTTGAGATGCACAGATGATTTAAGGCTTTTATTAAGTGACGAACAATCACTAGTCTTGGATGAGATAATCAATGAACGTGCACAGATTGCATTTGAAGGTCTGGTTATTGGTCTGATCTTAGCACTGCTCTTAGTTCTGATTTTTAGATCATGCATGATTGCCACAATTGTTTTATTTTTGTCCCAAGGGTTGTATTACCACGCAAAACCCAAAAGCAAATGGCTCTTAAATCACCTAGATTCAAAAGAACAGGTCAGTTTGTGGTTGAAGGTTTACAAGAGCATGCAAAAAACTGGCGTTTCTACAGTGTTCCTGGTCACGTTTGCTTTTTGGGCCATATCAACCTTCTTTAAAGAGACGTAACATCTTAAAGGTAGGAAAACATAAGACATCACATGGACTCGATTCCGAAAGACACTCTTAAAATTTTACAAGATCGCGAGTTAAGCTTGGATCAGCGTTTGGTTGCTTATGCAATGTTTGTTCCTAATCTTCCGGTCAGTCCAGCTCATGCATCTGCTTGTGCTGAAAACATCAAACTTGGCCATATTATCAAAGACCTTATTGATCAAGGCACTTTAAAAATACAAGGAATGCGGGGAGACAAGGGCGCAACTCTTATCATAAAAGAATAGTATACCCAACTGCTAAAAAAACATTTTTATTTTTTGTGTGGTCATTGTCCTGCAATTTGGACACGAATTATTTCTGGTTGCGCATGTTGAACAAAAACAATGTCCGCAATTTAATACCATGTCGATCTCGTTTGCCAGGCATATTTGACAAATTAAATCTGATTGCACGACTTTGAGAAGTTTACAACGATCCCTTAAATCCTTGTAAATATTCCAGTACATACTTCTGTTTTTTCTATTTTCTGAAACATTAGTTTGCAACTTATCTGTGAATGTTACCAGTGAATCACAAATAGAAGAAGCACAGTCGCTGAAATCTTTTTCATTCAAATCTGCGTTGGGTGTTTGAATAGTTTCAAGCAACGATTTACATTGAGTCAAGAAAGTCTCCTCTTTTTCGCACTGTGTTTGGTATTCTACATACTTATCAAAATTAGCTTCTATCTTTTGTTTAAAATAAGCAACACACTCCTCTAGTTTCTTAGTGTTTTCAATTGTTTCAGATGTGGGTGGACAATGACCTTCAGTGGTGCAATCGTCCGGGCCGTTGTAAATCATTTCGATATCCTTCAATTTTGTTTTAAGATCATGAAAAACACTTCGAATCTCGGGCGAGTGAATCGACCATGGAGGTGGAGGAGGTGTATTTGAATTGTCCTCAGCTTCATCCGATATGCTATTTCCTCCTCCTGATATTCTATTCAACATTAGCCTCATAAACCTATCGTCCTCGATTCCTTCATTGTTTCCATTTCTATTTTCGTCGATGAGAGCGAACATAGCATTTATCGAGTCAGGCGGTCTGGAGTACATAACTGATGCATATCCACCCTGCTGCACACCTGGAGGAGTGGGATCATTACCAATATTCTGATTACTCATGTTTTTATTTTGCGGGTGTTTTTATTTCATTTTTTTGAACGACTATTACAGCATGAACGACGTCTGTGTCGTTTGTACTGAGGAGATAACTGATACAAGTGATCAGTGGGGTTGTCAAACTTGCTCTTTAATTTGTCATACTCATTGTGTCCAAAAATGGGTAACATTCGCATCATCCGCCAGTTGTCCTCAATGTCGAGATCATGTTCAACTGCACACTGTTTTCAAGAAAGAGGAATTGTTATTCATGTTTTTTATGTTATCAGTGGTTCCGAATGAGCAGGTGATAGACTCCAACTCGTAGCCCCCAATCAAGCCTCAAGAGTGGGCCACTGCAAGTTTGGAAACTCAAGTCGAGGAGCTGATGCCCATTGAAGCTGCGAGGTTTTGTGAGCCAGGTAAGGGTGTTGTTCGATCATATCCCTCCCTTGCTTTCTTTTCTTGAAGTGAGTCGGTCATCAGTTTTTGGTTGTGCGAATGCAGAATTGTACTGAAATGTGGAATTTCGTTTTTTTCAAGCATCGAAACATATTCTTTACGTTTTGCCTCATCAAACATTTCGTTCTTCGGAGGAAGTGTGATAAAGTTTGTTCTGTACTCCTCAATCGACATATAACCACCAAAACGATCCAAAACTTGAAAAGGATAGGCTGGTGGAATTCGTACAGTTTGACCTAGAATTTTTTTATGAAGCAAAGAAAGTAGCTGGAGTTGTTGCCAGGATTCTTGCGAGTTTCTATTTAGTAAGTAACGACGCGCGCAATTGAAGCTGCAGAAAATTCCGAAGCACCCAGTGAAAATGCCAGATTTGTGATGCTTTGCTGGCACAGCAAGAGGGATTCCATCAAAAGGAAAAGTACAATTCCAGCAATGCTTGTCTGTTGCAGCTGGCCATTTTTTCTTATCAGTATGCGCACACAAAAGTGTAATACACTTTTCTCCACTCAAATGGCTCACATCCACTCTTGGACGTCTGGAGACAAAACCGACTTCGTCGTCATCAGATTCTTCAAGGGTACAGAGTGCAGAAGCTTTCTTTGGTTGAGGAGTGACCTTTTTTTTGTTTGTCTTTGCTGGTTCTGACATGCCAGTGTTCACTACATGGTCATGAAAAGGATTTAAAGTTTGTGATGATGATGCAACATTTGCCTGCGGCGTTTCATTTCCGTCGCACACAAATGAAATCTGTAAGGGTGGTGCACCCTGTTGCTTTCGCTCCTGTATATCCTGGTGAACAAGCCTCTTTCTTCCTCGTTTACTTTTTTCTTCTGGTGGCAATGGTTTTCTACCGCGTTTCTTTGGTTCAGTCTTATTTTCCATATGATAAGTTAGCCAAAGCAACCAGTAATAAACCAACCAGTAATAAACCAACCAGTAATAAACCAACCAGTAATTAACCAGCCAACCAGTAATTAACCATTAACAAGTAATAAACACCAGAAGAAGAATCTTCTGATGGACTCTTCTTCTGGTGGTGATGATGATGAATGCGACAGAGCCACCATACCTTCTACTCCAGCTGGGGGCGATCACACAAAAAAATCATTTGAAACTCACTTGGGGAAAGACGGTGAAAGATGGGCAAAACCACTCACAGGTAATAAAATACCTAATCATGCCAATTTATATAAAGAGACGCAAGACATCTGGAGTAATGCTTGGAATCATACGATAGACCTACTGAATAAAAATACAAAAACTCTAATTCAATGTTCAAAAAAATGGCCTGATGAAGGCTTTGGTGGCAAACGTTGTGTGAAACAACTATTCGAAATACTTGTTCTCTTCACTTACGTAAAGAACGTTTGTGGTCATATCAAAACTGATTTAAGCAAGCGATTTAAAACACTAACGCAAAAATGTTCCAGTGCTTCGATTGATACATTCGAGACAAACGAGACAAAAAATATGCATAAAGTTATTGATGAAATGGAACAATTATCAAAAGACTACAAAAAGTTTCAAAATACTGATGGAATCGTCCGTTCTATCATCAGTGATTTCTTCAAGAATACGATAAAATCAAATACTATCAAACAAAAGGAACACCAAAAATTTGTTCAATCATTTGTCGACAATCCTACGGTGGAGCGCTTTGAAAAAATATGTGATTATTTTGCTGAGAATAACTGGACATCGTTTGTTGAAGAACAATCTTTGGGGTTGAGTACATACTGTGATTCAAGGGCAATCGTAGTCGATTTAGACGGCAGTGATGGACCACTAGCAAAACGCAAGCGCGTAACTCATTCCGAGCAAGAAAAGATAAGGGTCAAACGGAAAACAGGATGCATATGTGTTGGACTGCCAAATGGACTTATTCGTAACTGTCCATTCCCCCAAACACCGCGTGCATGTAAGATTCTCATACACGAACATCGAATACCAGTCTCACTAGACAATCAGACGGCACTAAAAACATCACTTGAAGCAGATGACAACCGTTGGGGAATGTGCCCAGAATGCCACCAATATAAAACACATTACATTGACCCGCGTATCAGGGATCACAAAGATGATCAGGAATTACTGAACAATTATCTGCGCGAATACATTCTTCCAGAAGAAATTATCGAACAGATAAATACTCAAATTGAAAATGACGAATGAACCGATTCCACATTAAAGACAAGATGAATTCGAATATAAGCTAAGGGTAATGGAGAAGTATGATATAGAATTAACTCAAAATAATAACAAACATGCATTTCCAAATATAATACACTTTTTTCCTGGGTGCGATCAACATGAAAATACCTGGAGAGAATTGAATGACGACTTTGTTATTTTGAAGTGGGATGCCGAATCACTGCAACGTATCATCAAAAACACAGAAATTTTAAAAGATTTACATATCGATTTCTCAAAAGACACACTGGCCATAGCATCCGCGATTTGTTACAATTTCGGTGGCGTTGTTGTAACCAAGCCTGAACAATGTGTCAAAAAACTTCAAAATCTTCTAGGTCATTTGCCTACAACATTGCTAGCTGTTTTTTATATTACAGAAACACACATTGACGACAGCATCTTAATTTCGTCTCCTAAAATAGGTGCATTCACAGCATTATTTCAATACTTTAGCCAAGCGAAATCACAAAGATTACCAGTGTCACAAGTATTTCATGATTTTGTTAAATCTTCAATAAATGTTTCAAATGCTAAGGCAATCGTCTGTTTGCACCCGAACGTCAAGGCCAGCCTCACCAAGGGTATTAACGAGATTGATACAAAAATTAAGAACTTGTTAAACACCAATTTGCCAGAAAGTAAATATTTCCATGTTGTTAATCCACACGTACTTTCTGAACGTCTTATACCACTCTTGCAGTCACTTGGAAAATGCGCATCTGCGAACGCAACTCATACACATCAAGTACAAGTTGGAATATTAATTATAGACCGCAAAGACTTCGATATGGATGCTCCAATACCAGCCGCAATCGAAGCAGTTTTAGCGTTTCAAAACGTAAATCTCTCTGATGACGCTATTGTTATTGTCTCTCACTCACCCGAGGGTGGCATAGGACTCGATATGATGATCGCACCACAACTTTACCATCTTAAGGCCAAAGAAATCTATCGCACTGATCATGTGGCATGGAAAATCAACACAAACTAATTTCTCCGTGGACGACGATTATATGGGCCCTTGATGTGATCATGGAATTTGTGTGCTGGTAATTGTTCTCTTGGGGGTAAACTCTGCACAAGTGGCGTTACATATAAACTCTCTAGATTGAGGCTCGTGTTGGGAACAGAATTTGGAACAAACATCATCATATTATTAGTTCTGCGTTTATTTTGTGAGGTGGTTGGAGCTTGGATTTGGATGATTTGGTGGGCTGGAACAAATGTTGGCAATGGCTGTGGTATTGGTATTCTGTTACTAGAATTTGGTCTTCTGTTACTAACCTTAGCCTTAGCGGAAACAGGTCGTAGTATTTGTCTTAACTTGGACGCCTTCTCCTTTTTTCCCGGGACAAGCGCATTACTATTTTTAGTACGACTCCGATTCGTACCCTTTCGCCTGTTTTCTAAGAATTCGTTTACAACGTCGATTTCTTCTAGTATATTTTTGAATTTATTATTTCTTACTCTGCTATATCCTCCCGATCCTCTCGATCCTCTCGATCCTCCCATTGATGTATATATCATACATTTTTTTAGGGATCTGTGACTTAAAAAAGATATACCACACGTCCGTCTAATAATCCTCAAGTAAGATATAATATCAATTACAAAATGGAACTTGAATTGAAACTAATGATATTGAAATTTATTTTCTCGTTGATCACAATGTATTTTGTGTCTCAGTTGGGAAGCGAAGGGATGGGAGACCTTTTACTGGCGCCTGATGAGAAAACACAAAAAGAAGACGCAATGTTGATATTGGAACGTCTGAAAGAAAAATTTCCAGTCTTAAAATCTGCCAGTCTCACTTCTCATGAAACAATGGTGGCGTCAGCACTAATCCTAGATCAGTCAAAAATGTTTGCTGCTATAGGTGGTCATGAAGATATCAAAAAAGAATTAATGTTACACGTTGTTGTACCAATGAAGAATTCAGAGGTATTCTTTTCGTCTAATGCACTGAAACCACCGAGTGGTATTCTGTTTTCTGGACCACCAGGCACTGGCAAAACATTACTGGCAACTAGTCTTGCTTCAGAGTGTGGAGTGCCTTTTATTTCAATAAAACCGAGTATGGTCGAACAAAAATACTTTGGAGAATCGGAAAAGTTGGTGAAAGCAATATTCTCCTTTGCTGAGAAAATTCAACCGTGTATCATTTTTATTGATGAAATAGACTCTATGTTAAGAAACCGTTCTGAATTTGAACAAAGTGCTACATACTCAGTGAAAACTCAATTCTTGCAGGAAATGGATAGAATCGAAACCGAAAACCTTAGGATAATCGTTGTCGCCGCAACAAACAATCCTCATAGTTTAGACAAAGCTCTCTACAGACGATTGCCTCGTTCTTACAGTGTGGAAAAGCCAGATGTGAAGGCTCGTTATGACATTTTGAAACATTTGACTGAAAATGAGATTCCTCCTATGAAACCAGAGGATATCGAATTCGTCGCAACCAAAACAGAAGGCTTCAGCGGATCGGATCTAAAGGACGTGTACAAAGCCTCTGCTGCAAGAAGAAACGAGTCATTCTCAAAACTGGTGCTTGAAACAGGGAATGTGACAACATCACCAGGTAGACTGCAGAAACAACACTGGGAAGACGCGATTGCAAAGATTAAACACACACAACGATTTACATGACCTAAGCGTCGAATGTCTCCCGGACACGCGCGGCACATGCCGCACCATGCACACATTCATGCTCACGCGCAAACACCATTCACTCGATACGTCACCTCGCCAGGCGCGCCTCCGACCAAAACGACTGCGTACCCCCTGCATGCAACCCCCCCCCCGTCGAAGAACGGTGGAACCTGTTGGTGGGTAGCAGCAGCAGTGGAACGACCAAGACTTGTCATTGTCCATGAGTCTCATCCTCGACTTGGGTATTCTCGCTCATGTTTTTGTATTCTTCATTGTCTTCAACTTCAACAGTGTCCATCGCCGGGCAACGTCTTGGGCGACGAACAGTCAGCCAGTCGTCTGTCTCGACATCACAATACACACGCTTCGCGCGCTTGAATCTCCGCTTGGGTGCAGTCAAATCACACACTTGCACTGCGCGAGGAGGTGTCGCGAAAGGGTCTCCAGGCATGTCTCACTCCTTGAATTGATTCTAGCGTGTGACGAATGTGTCCAGGTTCCGTCAGATCCAACCTCGGAGATCTCGTAACATGAGGTTCCCGCCTTCGAATCGGTTACAAGACATTTTTTAAAAAAATCTTCCGACCGTCTTGCAAATGACCGTCTTGCACATGCTCAACACAGGCTAAACACATGTTCAACACAGGCTAAACACAGGCTAGACACAGGCTCAACACAGGCTTAACAGAGAGATAAGCCACCGTCATTACTCGGAACGCAAAAGACGCGTTTTATCCTGAAGGGGAGGGGGGGGGTGGTTCCTGTGCAATCCGTGTCTCAGCAATACGGCATTTTTGATTGTTGTTGATCGTTGTCTCAATAGGTATTAAAGTCAATGACCGACAAAGGATCGCCGACCGACGAAGGATCGCCGAAAAGACCCCTTTGGGCAGTCGTGGAATGTCCGTTCTGTACGTTCTGTACAGAACGTGCAACAAATGGTGCACCAGGGGGGGCACCAGGGGATCCCTGAGATCGAGGCCCTGGTGAAGTGAGTGCCATCGTCAACCGGGCACCAGCGCCGCCATTCATGTCGTTGCCGTTGCTGTTGTTCCTCGTGCGCCTGCAAACCCTGCCTGTCCTGGATTCAGGGGCGTGGGGCACTGAACCAGATTGCTTGTTATTGATAGACTTTGGAGTGGTCGATCCTTTCGCCTTTGATCTCTTCGGTATCTTTGCGATCGCCCGCATCTTTTTGATCTTTTGCATCTTTGTACACGTGGGTTGCAACATACCCACGGGGTATAAATGCCCACATGGGACTGACTTTCATGAGACTTGCTTCGTTCGAAGTAATTCAGATAGTTTCTCGATTGGGTAATATCCTGGGTACATCTGGCCATTTATTTGCCATGTTGGAAATGCGTCAATTCCCTTTGATTGACAATGCTCTTCTTGTGTTTCACAGTCAACATAATCAAGACCCTTACTGTCAGTTTCAGTTATTTTAAGCTCAGCCAGCTGCTTCTTTGTGAAGCCACACCATGATGCGCCGTAAAAAGTTGCTCCATTCTCGATCAACTTGCTCAAGATCTCATCTGCGGCAGGATTGGCACGAGCTGCACCCTCTTCAACACCTCTCTTTGGCACGTTGCCAAGGGAAGGAAGTGGAATTCTTTTGAATGCAATATAGATGAAAAAGAATGATAAAAGCAGAGCTGCAACATAAAAGATATTGTCTAAATCATCACAGGTATTCATTTGTATATAAGAGCTTACACTATTTGAATTGAAAGGTAACAAACGCAAAAAAATATATTATTATAATATTACTTAATGCCGTCTAGAAACGGGTCACTATTCACATCTCAGACTAACCCCAAAAATATTAGAAAAATTAAAAGTTTAGTGCGATCTTTGCAACCAAGTCAAATACCTGCTGTAAATCAGAACACTGCTTCTGCATATCTTGCTTCATTAACGATGTCAAACAATCTGAAGAAGCAAAACGCAGCAAGAAATACCAGCAGCAGAAGGATGTCTACCGCTCGTCGTAGTCGTAACAAGCAGCTATACCTCAACAAAGCTCGTTACGCACCAGCTCGTAAACCACCACTAAATGTGGCACCAACGCCGCCCCCACCATCACCAAAGGCGTCACAAGCAGCATCACCAAAAAAAAACACAAGTACAACAAAACGGACACAAAGAAATAAAGCAATACAAACTAATAACCAAACTAACTACAACAATTATCCCTACGTACCATTTCAATACAAACCTAACAATCTTAAAAAAACATTTGAACAAAATGAAATAAACCAATTAAAATTTGCAAACCAATTATCAGAAAGACTTGGTTTCAAGCCCCAAAACCTAGTACCAGCTACATTGGGGGAAAATTTATCAAATGATCGAATTAGAGCACGTGAGCAAATAAAAAATGCACTTAGAATTTTATTAGACGAAACGGCAACAGATATACAAAGAGCATACAGGGAGAGTGCTAGGGCTAGGGCCCAACAAAAACTACTTGAAACTCAAATTGCACTTGCGACGAATAACAATTACTTCGCATACCGTTCAAAATGAAACTTGCTCTTGAAATGCAACAAAAAAAATGTTTGTGAAGTCCATAGGTCATAAGGCAATACGTTGATATTACACATTTCCATGATTTTGTCGCCACGAATCGAATTCTTTCTCATAAAACCATTTCTCTCACAAATCTGGTTGATTGCGTCCACGGAAATAGTGTTAATATTTTGTTTGTGATGACACATTTGCATATCATTGTGTTTATCAATATATACGATATGCGACCTGGCATATTGCTTTGCTAAATTCCCATCCACGCATAGAATGTACAAAGTTGTCTTCTCATTACTTCTGTTGGACAACTTATGAACTAATCCACTGAATTCATCTTCATTCAGCGCACATCGATACAAATATATCCATATCACGGAAATCTCATCGGTTGCGCTCAAAAATGCAAGCGAAGTGTCCAAAAAACATTGTCCAAGTGGAGACGTCAACTCCCAAAAACGGACGTGACAAGGAGGCCTTGATGGTTTGTTTTCCTCCAAATGTCTGAAATCTCTTTCCGTTCGAGAAACACATAAAATTTGAGAAAAGCTCGATGACGAGTGAATTTGCATATCGTTTGGTAATGCGAAAATGTCTACGCAAAATCCACCAGTCTCTAATTGTAACAACTTCTTCTTTATAATGCTCAAGTTGTCTAACAAAGGGTGCATCATAGCACACCGCAGTTTGAAACAATAGCTAAGCTTTAATTACTTATCACGCAATGAATCTTGTCCAACTGCTCCTTGTACCTGCGACCCCCATCACTACCACTCGCACTCTCCTTCACCTTATCCTGATGATTCAGAAAACGTAACCCCTCACGCGTATCCTCGTC